TAATGCGGGTGTCGTAGTTCGTATCAACGTTAGTGCTGTGCTTCTTTTTCTGCCAACGCTTTTAATTTCGTTAATCCAACGCCTTTGTAGAAACAATCACCAAATTCTTCCCAGTTTTTTAGAGCATCTTTGTTCAGTTCATACGGTGCTATGAAGTCCATATAACCATTGCCAGATGCTGCATTCATCTTTTTAGTTTCTTCATCCGTGTAATTGGTTTCTTGCACCATCAGGCTACCATCGCCATATTTTTCACATTTTTCACGAATTTGGCTTTCTTCTTCGGGGGTAACATATATCACATAATTAAATGTTTCGCCCTCCCAATTGTTTCTTTCTTTTACTGTAATTTGTTTTTTCATCTTTATTTAGTTTGTGCCCACGCTAAAAAAAGAAGCGGGAGCGGTTAATACTCGTATCAAGTTCAGTGCTGTAATGCCCGCACTACTCATAGCTGTGTAACGTTAGCGTTCATTTAAAACGCTCCAAATAACCTTTGAGCATATTCAAAGGAAGTCCAATCATACTTTCAGAATCTAAAGCCTTTAGAATGATTTGTTCATCGTCTAAGCCTTTAAAAATACCAGTGTATTCTTCGCCATTTGCGAACATTAATATCACTTCTTTACCTTCTTCGAGGCTTTCAATTTCTTCCGCATCTCGCAGATACGCTTGTTTTGTTTTTGACATTTTTATAAGTATTTAGTAATTAATAATTTAAAAATAACGAAACGCTAACAAAGTGTAGCACCAATAAGGGGTTTACTGCAAATTTGAAGCGTTGTAGCCCGCTCGTTGGTCGGTGTAACTTGACAGGTTCGCACTCCGCAATCCCTTACTTGTGCTACACTCGACCGTTAGCCTCCATGCGCTTCGCTGACCGTCAATCTAGCATCCTAAACCGTCTGGTGCCGTTCTTATTGGCTTTCCATGAGAATAACGTTTGATCGTGCATTTTAATTGATTCAGCATCTTCCATGAGTAATTTCACTTCTTCTTTGTGACCTTCTAAAATCTTTGAATTGGTGCTGATTACGCCTTGCATTTCTTTCATGAAAGCCCATTTTCCAGCTATTGATTCGCTTGCTTCAATGGTTTTGCCGGGTTCTTCGGTTGGGAATTTATGGGTAACATCAGAAGCTCGACTTAATGGTGGCTCAATATTTTTTTGTACATACTCAGTCCAAAACTCAATGACCCCACTTAAAACAGAATCAAACAAATCCTGATTAAAATCAATCTCAACATATTTAAAATAAACGCCACGTTGAGGGTAAGACCATAGTAAAGCCCCATGTTTCATCCCCAATATTCCAAGTTGCCAATTCAATTGAATGACCCATGAATCTTCTGGTTCTTCTACCCTTCTGTTGTCAGGATTTTTAACTTCCAATAACCATTTTTGACCCGTTGATTCATGTCTGAAAAATACATCAGGAGTGCAGGAAATAAAATCATAGTCAGGATGTTTGTAAACAATATCCCTAAATGTTCCCTTGAATGGTCGGTGTCCTGTTTTGATAGCCCAAAATTCAGCCAGCGGTCTTTCTAATAGTTTTCCTAGAATCATCGAATCATTGACCCCATCAGGCTGTTTCTTTCCTGTTTTTTCAAGAAATAATTCATAAGGACTTTTCCATTGTGAAATTCCACAAGCTATTGTTGCCTCGCTAGAACCTATTGTTCCAGCTTTCAATTTCAACCAATCGGCTTCATTTTTCGGAACTATCCTTATTGGTTTGTATTTTTTCATTCGGTTGCTTTTTTGGAGATATATTCTTTCGCCTCTTTTACTAATTTCTGGAAAGCATCACTCCCATAATCATAGTCAATACCTGTTACTTCTTTAATGATGTCAAATAAGTAAGCCCATCCTTCATGATTTGCTATTAAGACAATTTCGTAAAACAGTCTTGGCGCAGCAAGTATTAGCTTTACATTAGCCTTTACAGTTTCTCTTTCTGTCGAAACATCATCGCCGCAAATTGAAGCATAAGAAAGCAAGTCCTTATCTGTGTAATATGGGCCATCTTGAATACAGTAAGAACCTGCATAATCAACTGCATGCCACTGGCCTTTAGTAAATTTTGTTTTTATCATGTTTAGTCTTTAATTATTACCTCTTTAATAATTTCACGGCCTCTTTTTGAATAAATGAGATAACACAGTCAAACGAGACATTTGCGAAATCTTGCATGTATTGAATCATAAATTCAGGAGATTTATCATTTTCTTTGCAGTATTTCCACGCTGTAAAAAGTTTTTCTTTTGTTTCTTTTTTCATGTTTAGTTTTTTAACCCGAAGCCACAATTAAGCAGCTTCGGGGTTGTCTGATTACATAGTTTCAATAAGCGAATTGCTCCATTTCTTAAACGCTATGAACTTAGCATTTATTTCTTCGGCTATACGTTCACCATCTTTTGTTGAACACATAGGCATTTCAAGTGATAAAGAATTAATAGCAGCCTTCATTTTGTCTTTGTCTGGTGCTTTTGCAGCTTGTTTTTCAGCTTCAATCCTTTCCTTTTCCAAGCGTTCACGTTCTTCGCGCTCCTTGCGTTCTTTTGCCTCTGTGGCTTCTTTTGCGGCTCTAAGTTCTTCCTCAATCTGTTCTCGCTTCTTTCTTTCAGCCTCTAACTTAGCTTCATTCTCTGCTCTTTCGGCTGCTTCTTTTTTAGCACGCTCTTTTTCTTCTTCAATTCGTGCATTCTCTTTTGCTTCGGCTTCGGCTTTTAACCTTTCGTTTTCAGCTTTAATTGCAGCTTGTTCAGCATCGTATTCGGCTTTCTTTTCTTTCAGGTCAGCCATTAACTTTTCAAAGTTGTTATCTGACATACCCCGAAAGTCGTATGATTCTTCGCTCCAAAACTGCGTGTAAACGATTGACCGATTAAAACGATCACTTTCCAACTTATCCAACCTCTGATTTTCAATGCGTTCTTCTTCTGCTTTTCGTTCAGCTTCGATACGTGCATCATAATTGGCTTTTGTTCCGACAAGCAGATTTCGCCAAACCGATTCATTCATTTCCCCTAAATTATTAGGGATAATGTCAGTATCACTCAAATACTTTGAAATCTTTTCGGCACGTTCTTCTTGAAGTTTTAAGATTCTTTCTCTTTCAAGATTCTCGTAATAATCCTCAATTGCTTTCAGTTTTTCTTCAACACCCTGTGAAGCGAATACTTGTGCATTTTTCCAACCATCAACAAATCGACCACCAGCCAAATAAAAAGCTTTTAAATCTTTGTGGATAGCTGCTGTTCCTGTCCGTATCTTAACGTATTTCAGCCTTAATTCTTTGGCTTTCTTTACGGTGACCGGAGTTATTTCAAGTTTAATGATTTCGTTGTACTCATCTTCCAACTCAACCATCTTTGTAAGCATCGGCTTAAATGCTTCTTCAATTTGTTTTGCTTTGTTCTCCTCTAACCCAAAGTCTTTAGGGTCAATTTTTACTAGTGTACTCATAGTTTTAATTTATGTTTGATTACAATAACTTCCCATCTTTCGGGGTAACAATAACTTCAAATCCCAATTCTTTAGCCGTTTCAAAGATTTTCTTTCCGGTCAAATTTTCAGGGATTACTCCGAGGTCTTCAATAAAAAACTTTCGTGCTTCATCTACGGTTGCAAACTCTACTTTTTGAAGTTCATCAGGCTGTTCCGGTTCTTTGTTTTTTGAAGCTTCTTTTTTGTCTTTGACTTTTTGAAGGTCATCCATTATCTTTTGCTGATTTTCGTCTACTTTGGCTTTTTCGGCTTTCTTTGTGCCTCCAAAAGTGTCTTGAACCGTAGTGTCGCCGTCTTTGATTGCTTGTGCCAGACCGACCAAATTAACAATTTCATCCTGTTTGATTTGGTTGACTGAATTAAGCCCCAAAACCTCCAAAATTTGTTCTTCGGTTACTTCGTAGTTATCTTTGAAATGCTTAATCGCATCATTCCTACGCTTGATTAGTTTTTCTTCCGATGAAAGGTCGCCTGTGATCATGTTTTTGGAAGCACTGTAAACCTTGTCAGTGATTGACTTTGGAATAACAGCAAACACTGCATTACGATAAGCAATCGCATTTGAAGCATTCCCCGTTACCGTAATCATGTCCTCATCCATCCTTATTTTTCGTCCGGTTGCCCTACCACTGATGTATTCGTTTTTTAGAATGTTTTTACGAACCTGAACCTTTACAGCATAGTTTGTTTCTAAATCAAAGCATACAGCCTCAGAAACGACTTGTGTTTGTGTGATATTGACAACCTTTGATTCAATTCGTAGATTTTGCCAATTTTGAGCAATGATACGTGCAAGATGAACGGATGGCCCGTTAATTTTTTTACCTCCCCGGGGAAGTGAATAAGTGCATGTTTCAGCCGTGTCCTTGTCCATTGTCACGATTGCAATAGAGTTATCAACTGCCCTTCTGACATTGCGAGGGTATTGTTTTGCGGTTGCAACCTGAATGTCGATAGCTGCTTTTTCATCGGATTGATAAACCTCAATCCCTTCTGATTGGATAATTTCTAATTCTTCGCTCATTGTATTTCTATTTTAATATCGTTTTTAACTCGTTCTTTTAATTTTTCAACATCACCGATCACAATACTTGATTCATATCGGTAGGTCTTTAGAAATTGATCTAAGTGATATAATTTGACTTCGTTCTTTAAATAATCGACCATCAAATAAGTTTCATTGGTCAATTTAAAACAGTAGTCATTTTCGTGCATAATTCAGGATGACTTAATATCAGGTGTTCCCCAAGTGAATCTTGGGTCAGTAACTTGTATTTATTCACATAACAAGACTCTTTCCTAAAATAATAGGTAGCTCTTGACAAGGTATCGTGAATAACAAAAGGCATTTCGGTTGTATTGGGTGATTTTATGCCTTTGGCTTTCAACCGTTTTTTACTCTCATTCACCATTTCACTGTTTGTTGATGGTCGGTTGTCTGGATCAGTGTAATTCTGCTGTTTCATCTTTACGTGGTTTTTTAATGTATTTGCCGTCCTTTCCTTGAATGGGTTTGTATTTGTCAAGTTCATCGTTAGCGTTTTCTAAGAGCTTACAGAATACATTCGATACTTGCTTTGCACATACCAAATCTTCTTTCAGGTCAACGATTTTCTCATCAAGTTTCATTTTGTGAACATCGTCAAAGATTGCATCGTTTGTTAGCTTTTCAACATCTGATTCCAAACGTTCGACCTTTAACTTATAGTGTTCCAAGTCTTGTGTAAGAGATTCGTTTTCATCAGTCAAAAAGTAATTACTTGTTGCAAAATAAGCTATTAATACAATAGCTGCAACTCCGATTAACATTAGAATAATTTGTGCTGCCATGATTTTTTAGGTTTTAATTCATAAATACTTGTTGGTCACTCTTTTTTTCAATTTCGTCCGTATCGCAATAGACTGTATAGTCATTGTGAGGTTCTTTGGGTAGTGTCCGACCCTCAGTAGTCGTGTCGTATCTGTTTTGAGCGTGCATTTCTGATTCGTCTATTTCTTCGGATTGCTCTTTGTCTTCGTCTTTTTCTGCTAAATAATAGAACAGACAGATCGCAATAAATAGTACTCCAAAAACAACGGGTACAATTAGTCTTTCATTCATGAGTTAAGTTTTTAAAAAGTAAGGACACCTTGAAATTAAGATGTCCTTTGGGAATCTGTAAAGGTTGTGGCCTGCTATGCATCTGGTGTTGCAGGGTCTCGCAAGCCTGAGAAAAATCGTGGAGTATTGGGAATCGAACCCAAATAGAACACTACTATTTATAGCCGTGAAGTATTATCTAGCTTAACTTTCTTTACCTATAAAAGATCATATTCTCCATCACATTTCTGCTATACTCCATAAAAACACACTCCTAAACTTTGATTCTGATCGGAACTGACTCTAATACCGAACATTTTGACTAAGCAGTTTTTGTCGCTGAATCAAAGAAACCCTTGTGTGTTGTATCAATAAATTGACAGAGTTTTATTGGTCTTTATTTCTGGACGTATCCAAAGGCGACCACGCCTTTTTATCGTATATTAGACTGACCATCATAATTTTAAGTCAATCTAATTAAACATTTCTGTTTAGATCATTAGCAAGGCTTTCTTTTGTCATTACCTAACTAATTAGGTTTTTTCATCGTGCAATGCTGGACTGTTTTAGGTCAGTCTCGTACCTTCTTCTCGTTTTATACTGTGAGGTCAGTTTGTTTTTTATGAAATACGGGTAACAGAAATAGTTCCCGAAGTTCTGTTGATTTTTGATTTGAAGACCTTACCAGAGGTTATGTTTACACGCCTCATTCCTGATATTACAGATGGTGATTTTTTAGCAGAAAAAACTTGTTCGTCATTTACATCCATAATTCTTAAAGTTGGCTCTATCGGCTTTGGACCTTTAGCCTCTGGCTTGCTATTTTTTATCTTTAACTTTTTCATATACTTCAAATATTACTTGCTTGCTTGCTGTGTAAAAGTAAAGCTTATTTTTTAAATAGCAAATAGTTTTTTAAGAAATATTGAAGTTTTTTAGAGTTTCAGAAAGCTAATCTTAAAGAGTAAATAATTTCTTGATAGATAACTTGTCCATCATCTGGATTCTCACGCCTGAGATTGGCTTTTTTTCTAATCCAAATACTGGCATTTTACCAGTTTTGAGTCCGTAGTGCTGGCCAAAAAGACACAAGGCATTCTGTTGCTCTTTTGTTATCTCATTCCCATGATAGTATCCATCGTATAAAACCCATCCGTTATGAATGGTTATCCAGCCTTCCTGTCGCATAAATGTATCTGGAGACATATCTTTATCAGGCACGGTGATTATGCCATCCTCTGCAAGCTTATCTGCAATTTGGTTGTGAATCATATTAGCGATTGTCCCATTCATCCCGTAGTGGTCTCCATTCGGAGCAATCCAGCTGGCATCGTTCAAATCAGATATAGGATTAGGACTTATTTTCTTGCTTAGCTGATCATGTATCTTGTTCTCGGCTTTAATGTATTCAACAAGTTCGTCTTCCATTCTTCCAATTTCGTCCAAGTTTGAATTCATTAAGTTCCGAAACCTCGTTGTACACATGTCCAAAACTTGGTGACGACCTGTGTCTACATAAAGGAACTGGCTGTTGTTGTATGCCTCTCCTTTATATATCGTGACATCAAACCTTTCGGGATACCATTTTTTCAAAATTTCAAATACCTGATATAACTTCTCCGATTCTTCAATGTATTTTTTCACCCCGCGAAGCAAGTCTGACAAATTTAATATGTCGCGATCTTCTCTTAGTCTGTCCAGAATTTTCTTATTCTTTCCTTCCAATGTATCAAGAATATCTGATAAGTCGAGTTCAAGTGAAAACCCCTTACGGCTTCTTAACATTACATTTTCCATTGCACGATGAAACATTCTTCCATCATTACCAATCTTTTTGTGCTTGCGTCGAACCCATTCTACTATATCCAGCCTATTAAAGCCATCTGAATGTTTTTGTTCATTATATCTTTCAGCCTCGAAAACTTGATTTTCAACATCAACGGTCAGGATAACATCGCCAATTATGATTTTCTTTGCAAGCTCGACAGAACACCCAACAAGCGAATCGCAAATAGTTTTGAGTGATTTTAGTGGGTCAAGCCCATAGGTTAAATGCTCCTGTGCTATCTGCATCAATAACGCCCCCGCATTTTCTCCGATTGTAAAATGTACAGTTTGTGTTTTCATGTTCTTTGATTTATAGTTTTGTAACTAGTTTTTAGTTTATTTTTTATTGTCATACCTTACAACTCATTTTCTCAACTTTTGCTCTAAATTCATCAGCATTAAGGTCAATATCATTAGTTATATATCGAAAATTCATTTCCTGACCATCCAAGCCCCAAAGGATTATTTTCAGGTCATAAATTGTTCTTCCGATTAGTTTTGAATCCATAGGATATTCATGATCAGCCGGATAAATGATAAATTCATCATTTTTTACGGCTTTTACGTCCATTTCGTAGTCACCGACCATAATAGTAAATTCTATCTTTGCCTCATACGTTTCATCGTACAGATGTTTTGTTTGAGCATCTTTGATTTCAGTTACAATATAGTCGAGTATTTGACCGTCAACATCAATAACTTTTATCGATATCGGTTCGATTTTAGGGTTGAATTTTTTATATTCCTTAAACTTTTTCATGCCTTAGTTTTTTAGATTTCGTTTCCGTCAACAGTTATTTCAATTCCCAGGTATTCAGCCATTCTTTCAGCTACTTCAATCGGGATATCTCGTTTTTTATGGAGATACAGAGAGAATGAAGTCGTGCTAAAATCACAGGCTTCGCATAGTTTTTTATTGGTCAGTTTTTTATCGGTCAACCTGTTTTTTATGGCTGACCGAATCTCATCTTGTATTTTGCTCATTTTTTATGGATTAGTTTTTTACAAGTTATCAAATTTACTTTTCCGTTTTGAGAATAATCCTGCATGTTGAGGATGTTTAAGCTCAAATAACCGAGCGTAAAAAGAGGTATAATTGTTATTTACTTTGAATCCGTCATTTCCGCTGACCATCGTATTCCATCGAATTATTTCAAAAATAGCCTTTGCGCCAAAACGACTTCTGTATTTTACGGCTTTTAAGGCTGTTTTTTCAAACTCAGCATATATCTGTGGGTTTTCGCTGTGATATTGGCAAAAACTATCGTCAAAATGCAAATGTAGCTGTAATTGAGTACTCATGTTGGTTAGTTTTTTACGGTTTGACCTTCATAAGATTAAAAGGAACAGCATCCAGCCCGTACTTAAATTTATATCCAAGCGGTTTCAGTTCTTTCAGGAAGTTTTCACAGTCTTCATAGTCAAGCTCCTGTTTTTTACCGTATTTTTCAACGATGTTTTTTACAGGTTCAGGTAGTTTTTCTGGTCTTTCGAATAAGTCTTTCATGTTTTTTATGATTTAATGTTGATTTTTTATGCTGCGTTTTTTACTTTTTGTTTTTCTCATTCTGGATAAATTCTTTTTGCATTACAGCCGCTTCATGCTGTTTTTTACAAAGAAAGTCTAAGATAGATTTCTCCATCTTTTTAAGTTCCGTTTCAATATCTTCATCCCACAGACCGGATGAAAGAACATTGTCAAACGCTTCGTTAAGGATTGCCAGTTTTTTATAATCTGAACACACGTTTTTTATGTCTTCAAACTTTAAGTTTTTTATAGATCGGTTTTTCATCGTACTAGTTTTTTACGGTTAAGTTTTTTACAGCGATCGGTAGCCAAAGTGTTTTATACCTAAAACATTGACCAACTAGATATTTATCCGCTTCGTTTTTTGTGGCGATAATTTGATCAAAAGAAACATCGAATAAGACTCCCCATAATGAAGGATCAATAAAATCAGGATTTTTTACAGCCAATAACCGACAAACAAACTTCTGTGTTTCATCTTTTTGCTTAGCGGTCAAGCTCGAAAAATACCTTAATTTGCAGGCTTTTTTAGCTTGTTTTGTATTCATTTGATTAGTTTTTTATGACTCCACACAGCTATTTTTTACAACTGCATGGAGTCGGTTTTTTACGGTTTTAATTGGTTCTTTGACTGGTTATAACTAAAATTAATATCCATGCCCACGGGATTAAAAATAACCCGGCAGACAGTCTAAAAAGTAAGTCGTAGTTCAATAAGTCAGCTATCAACATAGATAAAAGACAGACCATAATAAAAAAGATAGGTGCTTTCATTTTAGTTTGTCTTATAGTTGTATGGTTGAAAATATTTAAGCCCTGAAGCACTTTTATAAAACTTCATATTTTTAAGCGAATCAAAAACAGGATCGTGTTTTTTAAAGCTTATAATTCGAAACTCGTAAAGTTTGGTTATTTCTCCCCAGTCATTTCGTTCTGTAGTGTTGCCCGTGTATTGCAACAAAAAATGATATAACGAGGATTCATAAACTTCATGCTTTGTTAAATCTTTTGCTTTCATTTCTTTATTTATTAAAGGTTCATTTCTTTTTTAACTTCTTCCAATGCAGCCAAACATTCATCGTTGTATTCAACCATTGCATGTTTGTAAAGTTCCATAACTGTATTTTTTAGGTTTAAAAATTTGTGCCCTCATAGGATTCGAACCTATTTAATTAAGCTTTTTAGGCTTAATTTACCACCGAGGGAAGGCGAAAGCCCGTTATTTATTGGGCTGTAATTCATACTTTTTTTATTGTCCAGATAAAAACATCATCTTTAAAAGTGTCAAACGGTTTTGATAGGTCAATCTTATCCGTCCCGGTTCCGTCAATGCGAATCAATACCTCGTTTTCGTTTTTAAAAGAGATATCCAAAGCCATATCGTTAAAGCAACGGCTCGTAAATTCTTTTTTAGCATGCTGCCAACTTACAGCCAAAAATTCGCCGACCTCCTTAAAAAATTGCCCAGCTCTTTTTTTCTTAATAGTGTATTTTTTCATGATTTAGTTTTTTAAAAGATTAACAATAGTAATTTATCAATAATAGATTCCAAACTCACTATAATTAGCAAGCCTAAACCAGTTAATATAGAAGCAATTAACGCTTTTTTGTGTTCGTGTTTCATGATGCCAGTTTTTTAGTTGTTTTCTTCTTCTTCTTCTTCTTCTTCGCTCATGCCAAGCGACTCAAAAATCCATTCAGAATCAAACCTTAAAAGGTCGTTTAACTGAGTTTCATCAATCCCATCTGGATAAAGGTCTTCGATCAATGCATCAAAGCCCGCCTCCTTGTCTGCTTCTAAAATTGCTTCTTTAGTGCTGATTGCTCCGCTCCATGCGTTAAAATCGCTGATTGAAATTTCGCTAAATACTTTCATGATAATAGTTTTTAAGTGATTAATAAATATAGTTTGTTTACATCCGGCAAAAAGCCGGACGGCTCACAATTCCCCATGAAGGGGTGCGGACTGGCCACCGCTATGATTCTAAATAGTTTAATACTTCGCTCATTGTGTTCTCCCATGCAAACCAAGCAAGCCAATTAAAATATTGGGTTTCATCGGTTGCTTTTGGTTTGCTTTCAATCCGCCCACACTCATATTCAAATTCATCAAGTTGCTGTAAAATTTCTAAATGATTCTTCTTTGCAAATTTTACTGTATCGGAATAATAAACCATTCCCGGAACCGCTCCCGTGTTGGCTGCGTATGCGTCCCACATCATTTGTGCAATTTCGGCCCATGATAAACCGCCTTGGGTTAGTGTTACTTCTGCTAGTTCAGGATTGCTAGAATAATTGCTTAAAAAATCTTTCTTTGTTTTCATTTTTCTGTATTTAAAAGTTTGACCGTCAAAAAGTTAAAAAATAATACCTTTAAATAAGGCAGGAAGAAACCAGTCAAGTAAGAAAACTGATAAAGTAATGGCGAAGCCAATTAAAAGAACATTGATAAATTTTGCTGCTGCTTTGTCCGCTTGTTGTTGTGTAGTTGTTGTTTTCATGATTCTAATTTTTAAGGTTTAAATTAAATTGAAATTTTTTGTGTCTGTAATGTGAGCAAAGAAAGAACCGTTTTTCTCAACTTTTATATAAGCTCCTTCTTTTAGATGACAGCTTTTTATTCCTCTTTCAATATCTTTTAAGTTGTCGCTTACTGACAGTTGTCTAACGCTGTATTTTTCGTGAACGGTTGCAGAATAAGTTTTCATAGTAGTTGTATTAAAGGTTTAAATTAAATTTAGTTCCCGGCTATCGAATCGAACGATAGATAAAACCGTTACATGAAGTGTTGTCTAGCAATAATAAGGACGATTAATAGTCTCATTCTCACCGAACACTATTTCATCAAAAGTAACATCGTAAACGTGATAAACACCGGATTCTTCATTGTTCTCATGACTCTCAACTTCCTCAGGGCATGAGTAGCAGGTATAATACCACCCGCCTTCTTCCGCCCCGCCATATTCACGGGAGCGTTCATAGGATACAATAATAGGTTTATACTTAATGTTATCACCCATTAATTTCATAACCTCAAGCTCGTTATTAATTTCTGTCTCGGCGACAATAACCTTGTTTTTATCAGAGGCAGAATTCCACAATTTACGAAGTGTTTCTATTTCATCCGAACAATAAATAAAAGCCTCGCCATTTTCATAGAATTTAGATGCATGAATCACTGTCTCTTGTCCTTCGCTGTCTGTAAAAATATAAGTTTTCATAATTAAATAATTTAAAGGGTTTGTACCTTATTACTGAATCGAACAGCATCCCGGACACGTCTCAGGATTGACCAATCTAAGGTATTTTTTCAACTTTCTTATTTATTCCCGGTTTCATCCAGACCCGTTTATCATAGTAACTGTTAACTAAAACGGCCAAACTTCCGGCTTCTAAGACTAAGATTTTCCCCATAAAGCAAAGAACGAACGAAAGAATAAGTAAATCTCTCTATACAAATATAGATATAATTAGCAACACTGCAAATAAAACAATAGAAAAAAGCACTTTTCTTTCATCGAAAATATCTATCGGTCATAGATTTTGTCTATCATCTATCAACCCAATAAACAGACCAACAAAACCACCTAATAAACTTTATCTATGAAACTGTTTTATTTGATCAATTTATTCTATAACTTTGATTTGTGATTGACTGACCAACAAAAAGGCTTTAAATCATTTGTAGAGTAGAACAGTAATAAGAAAAGAATAGAGAGAGTAAACAAACCCGCGTAGCGGGTAAACAGATAAACAGAAACAAAAAAAAAGAATATGGCTGAAAACTTAAATACAGATACTAAATTCCAAAAAGGGAATAACATTTGGAAAATAGCTTTCGAACGTGGCACAATAGGCAGAAACCGAATATTTGAAACCCCACAGCAGCTTACAGATGGGATAAATGAATGGCTCGAAGTAATGAAAGAAAGAGTCTGGAAAAAAGAAGACTTCATTAAGTCAGGCCCAAACGCAGGAGAAAAGGTATATCTTGACACTGCAACCCCGTTAACAATTCAATCCCTTTGTTTGTTCCTTGGTGTTCATTCTCAGTATCTTAATGATTTTGAAAGAGGGTTGGAAAATATGAAAGATAGGGAAATGGCGTCCGAATTTTCTTTAATCATTACACGTATTAAGGAAATTATCAGCAATCAAAAGCTTGAGGGTGCAATGGTTGGGGCTTACAATCCAATGATTGTGGCAAGGATTGAAGGACTTAAGGATAAACAGGATATCACCAGCGACGGCAAAGGGTTTGAAGCTATTACAAGTATTAAGATCACCCGGGAAGATGCAAAACAAATAAGTCAGTCACTTGATGACGAGGTTTAAAATATAGGTTTGATTAGTTTTTCATGTGTTTAGTTTAGGTTTGATTTTAGGTTGAAAGCCCCGTGAACTCAATGTTTGCGGGGTTTTTCTTTGTCCATCGGTTACGGCTTGCCTGGTATTATCTGGTCAATCAATCCGGCTAGATCAGCATTAAACAGCCAAAGTAAGGGTAAATAACGCCTATCAACTAAACAATAAAGCACAAAACAGGGTAAAAATACAAAGATCAATATATCAGTCAGTTAGTCTACTTGCTACACGGGGCGAAGACAAGTATAGTTTAACATATCCAGCATGACAAATAGTCATAGTTTTAATAAGCCTTGAATATCGTTACATAATCAACAAATGGATAGGTTAAAATACTATTAATCAATGGATTAGTGTTGAATATATTGTTTGACTTATAGTTGTTATTACGAAAGATAATTGTAATCTATTAAATAGGTTTATTCGATAGGTTTAATCTATTGGAATGACTGGCTAACTATCTGGATATCTGATCGAATAGGACAGTTGAAAGTAGTTTAATCTTTGCCCGGCGAATGGGTTTGTATTCCTTCCTTCCTGTAGTTAATAGCCTCTCTTAATCGAATAGAGCACCCACACAGAAAGAAACGATACAAGGCTAACAGATAGGGGGGTAGGGGTAAAAAAAGACCAATACACGTTCCCAATGGCATTTCGATATATAATTTCAAGTAAAAAACGTCTATTGGCTTTTCTCTTTGCATATCTCAGATATATGACATATCTTTGGAATACTTAAAAATCAAACTAAAAATATCATTTAATGAAATTAGAAACAAATAAGAATATATTTTGCTCTGTATCTGCCGGATATTCCTGATAGGAGCTTAGAGGATGTTTTTGAGGGTCGAAGGTCAATCTATGATATAATTAAACCTGAATAGACTTTCCACAAAAAATATCAAAAAAACCTTGTTAGTGTTATTTAGTATTACCAGATAATACCTATCTTTGGATTATTGAACCTTAAAACATGGAAAAATAAAAGTATGGAAACTTAATAGAGAAGATGACACCTTCGTTGTATCGTTGGCTGGTGACTTAGTGTGCGAACTTGAAAACATGGACGCAGGTGATGAATTTAAAATTTCGTGCGAAGAAATGGATGAAAATGAATTTCTTAATCTTCCTGAATTTGAAGGCTGGTAGGTCTGTCATTTGTTTTATTAACCTATAAATTAAACAATCATGAGTAAAAAAGTATTGCCGGAAATAGATTTTGAAGGAAAAATAGTCAAGCCAACAAAAATGGGTAATTATAGATGCCCGTACAATTGTCATAGGCATGGATATACTGCTCCGAAATGGAAAACAGAGAACGGCTTTAGGCGGCACATGGAGAAATGCACGGGAAAGCCATCTTATAAAAACAAACTTGACCAAAGAGAGATAGAATTGATCGCTAAAAACCAAAAGTTTATTGATGAGTTTTTAGTTGGTCACCCGATTGGTAGTGATATTTTCATAGTCTCGTATGTAGTAACAAAGCCAACGCACGTGCAAAAGTTTAACCGTATGGTTCGAGTTCGATATGAGGAAGTCAGAGATTATTTTGCAGCAAGAGTCACTATTAATTCCGTAGTTCCAAGTAGACGGAATAATAACAATTTTCTGATAAATAATAGCTATTGGTTTGGGAACATAGACTTATTTGAAACGATGGACGAAGCAAAACAAGCCGCATTATCAAAACAGAAAAGTTATAACAAGTCATGTGAAGAAGCTTCAAGCTTTAGATAAACCTTAAAAATCAAACAAAATGACAAAATGTATTGTATTAGGCGAAGAGCCTAAAGAAAAAAAATTATTAAAGCCTATCGAGTTTAAGTTTGTTCTTGATTCCAATATGAACAAGATTCATACAGAAGCAAATCCATGTCTTTTTTTAAACGTCGAACGCGTAGTGAAAAAATACATGCATAGCGACTTTGACGTAATGTTCGCATATGACAAAAATAGGGACAATGGGTATTTCTATCTTGGTCACTGGAACGATGGGGTAGCTGGATAACTTAAAAGACTAGATACTATGACAAAAACAAATTTTAACAGCGTTGCTAAAGAAGTTTATGAAGCCAACAAATTGAAAGGTTTCGATGTAGCCAATGAGAATATTGGTCAGACCCTTATGCTGATCGTTTCCGAACTTGCAGAGGCTTTGGAGGCAGACAGAAAAGGACGAAATGCAAATCCTCATTTCTTTGAGATTGACTGCAATACGGGTAGTGATGTCGTGCCTTTTCAGGAACGGCTTAAACAAAGTTTTGAGTCAAACATCAAGGACACTTTTGAAGATGAAATTGCGGATACGTTTATCAGGCTTTTTGACCTTTGCGGAGGACTCGGTATTGATATTGATTTTCACATCGAAAAAAAGAGGGAGTACAATGCGACAAGGGAACATAAGCACGGTAAAAAGTATTGACCATGAAACAAAAATTTGAATCTAAAGATCAGTTAAGGCTGTTTCTTGAATGGAAAGTTCCTTTGGGTATAAAACCATTAAGACCTGCTAAAACTATGTTTGTTGACCCGTTTAGTAGTCGAAATGCTAAAGAAGTAGTTTTAGATAGTTTGGTCGATGCTTTGTGGGATGATGTAAAGATTGAAAAGTTTAAACAAATGAAATCATGAAAGAACTACTCGAAGAACAATTAATGGAATATCTGACTGAATTTAAACGTAACAAAAGAGAGTGTATTGAATTAATGAGGTCAGGCAAACCGTGGCATTAACATGCAGAAAGGGGCGCAGGATTTAAGTTAATGATCGAGGCTACGATTTATGAGCTTAAAAAGTATGAACAATCTAAAACTATTAATCATGAAAACACGAAAAACACTTCGGGATGAATTGGCAATGAGTATGACGACCGATTTAATTCCTGAAATTATAGACGAGAAAACTGATTTGATGTTTAGTGAAAAATATGGCTTAGAATGGTCAGACGATCCGATAACTCAGATTGAATGGGCAATCAACTATCAGGCTATCATTCGGTATATGTACGCTGATGCAATGCTCAAAGCAAGGGGTGAAGATGCAAATGAAGGTTCAGAACGTGAATTGGTAAGGTGTGAGTTTTGCCCTAGCAAAAGGCTGAATGAAGATATGATAGCGAGAGACCATACTATTGAGGTTCTTAAAGGTCGGATTGACAGGCTTACAAATGAGTTATCTAATAAAAAAAATGCAGAGAAATGAAACAAAAATTCAGAAAATTAACGTTTGTCAAAGTGGATGATGAAATGCCAAAAGACATGAAACACTTTGAAGGTGGGTTTATCGGTATTGTAGCCGGAACTCATAGTCAGGAATATGGAGGGTCGAACACTTGGGATTATTCTGTTTATCAGATAGAAAATGGTAAAATTGTAGATGAAATTAGTTGGTATAATGAATCTCAACTAACAAAGCAGCCTAATCAGGATAGGAAAAAAGCAGAAGAAATGATTGAAGAGTATAATCTAAGCGAGAACTATTAAAATAAGAGATATGAGAAACCCAATAGAAATACTTTGCGAAGCTTATCAGACTACGCCAGAAGAACTACAATTGGAAGTTACATTAAATCCATCTGTTGAGTATTATATCAGCGATGCTATTAATCTAGCACAAAAAGAAGTTTATAAAGAAGCCTACAACCAAGCTATTGATGATGCAGCTGATGTTGCTTTGAGATTTCTGAAAGAATATGGGGTATCTTACAGCAATGCGGAAACTGACAAACAATCAATCCTAAAACTAAAAAAGTAACATTATGCCAAAGGATAGAGTAAGTATTACAATTGACAAAAAAGTCAGGGAACAAGTAAAGTATCTGGCTGACAATGATAAACGTTCATTTAGTTGGATGGTCGAACACATACTTTCTGAACATATTCAGCGTGAGGAAGTGTTTAATAAGGAGTGGGAGAAGGTTGAGAATAGTGAATCGTGGAAAAAGTTGAAGGTATGAGCGCAGAAACTATTTATAAATGCAACTTGTGTATGGAAACCAAAAAAAGAGAAGAAATCAAATGTCTCTTTTGGAATTGCACAATAAAGGTAGACGAAACCAAATTTGGTGCTTACGAGCTTATTGACGATGTACGTAAGGCAGATAAACACATATGTTTAGACTGTATAGATGTGATAATTAATAATAACTTGAAGCCATCCCAAAAATGACAACCGGAGGAGGTTATAGGTCTTTGACAAAATATGAAGCTTTTGAGAATTTAAAGTAGCTTGCATCTGATCTTAACAAGGAAAACATTGAATTAAGGTCTGAGATTCAGAAACTAAGACAAATTATATCTGAGATTAAATTAACCGCTCGTAAAGAGCATAAAAACAATGAAAAATGATGGAATTTAAATTAGGAAGTAAGTTACGTGACAAAGTCACAGCTTTTGAAGGGATTGCTACATCCCGTGTTGAGTACCTGAATGGATGTGTTCAATATTGTATTGTGCCTAAAGTTGGCAAAGACAGTAAGCGTCCAGATGGGGAATATTTTGATATCGGTCAATTAGAGCTTGTAGGTGATGGAGTAAGCATTAAACCGTCTGACACTGGCGGACTACAAAGAGATTGTCCATCTTATTGAATTATTTGATGAAAGATTGACCAGCATTAAAATAATCACTATATTTGGTCATCCAACACATCCATTTTTCTGCATAATTAAGTGATTTTTAGGTTTGTTTAAGACGGGGTTTGCTACTAAGCTTTCCCCGTTTTTCATTTTATGAACTTTTTTGCTAAGACATATTGGATATGTGATATATCTGGTGTATCTTTGGATTGAGTTTAAAACCTAAAAATATAACACATGGAAAAAGTAAACAGCAAATTCCTATTTAAAACAGAGTATGAAGATTTAGCAGGTAAGTATCAACAAGCTACAGTAGTGCTAGAGATAGATTACAAGGCTAAAACTTATTCAATTACTCCTTCTTGTGGGTCAGTCAATGATGGCTTCAAATTCATCCAAACAAGCCACAAATGGGCAATGTGGAAAGCAATCTTAAAATCTATTGACGATGCGATTGATTTTGCGAATGGAGAGTTGGGGTTTGTTAATGTTAAATAAGTAAAGATGCAGTTAAGAAATATCAAAACAGAAGCAAAGTTCTATGAGTTTGGAGATATTTGGTATCAGCGAGCACATAATCTTCGTAGGATATGGCAAAATGAAAATGAGACTACCAGTAGGAGAGGCAAGGCATTCATCTTATGGCATGAGATGAAGAATCGGGTATTAGTTCTCCATCAAATTGCAATTCAAATGAACCAATCTAAACCACCAACCGAATCTGAAAAGATAGTTGGCAATTAAATCAAATTAAATATGAAAAAATTCCCAAAACAAATACATCTTCCGGTTGAAATTAAGAAAAACCTTGAAAAGATGTGTGTTGATCTAGGTACTGACTCTAAAAACTATATTCAAGACTTAGTGGTTGAGAGAGTTAAAGACTATGTGGATGGTCGAACAGTTGAAAATAAATCAAAAAATGATGAAAATACAGCCGAATGAACTCAGGGTCGGGAGCGTGATACAGTGGATTTCCACGGGGAATATCGATGTCGTCAGAGATATTGTCACGTTCGACAAAAAGGAGTGCAATGTCAATAATATTTCAATCTCAGATGTAAAAGGCGTTGAACTGATCGAAGAAATACTGATTAAGATAGGGTTTGTGAAAGAACGAACCAACACTTACAAAAAGTATAATTTTGATATTGACACTTCATTGTTAGTATATATAAGAAAAGAGTTTTGCTATTGGGCTATTGATGGATATCCGGTATCTACAATTAAATATTTGCATCAATTGCAGAATTTATTTTTTACAGTAATGGGGGAAGAACTACCATGCAACGAAATAATTTCTTAACTTTATATCACATAACCTGCTTGGGGTTTAAGGTGAAGCGATGCCCCGTCTGTTCCAAACAGCAAAACCGGATAATCGACATGATTGTGTAGCAGGAGCCAATCCAAAATAGAAAGTACCCTGCCTAGAGTGGGGTGCTTCTTTTCAAACCTTAAAATCAAATTATATGGCAAACACGGAAAGACAAAAGAAAATTAGGAAGAAAGCTAATGATTGGGATAGGCTAAATGAAATAGTTAAAATCAAAGAACGGTCATTAAATTTGCACATTGAAGAAATGGACGAATTAAGGCGTGAAAACAATGAGTTGCAAACGCAGCTAAGGTCAAAGGAACAGGGAACACGTTATTTCTTTGTCTGTACGATGGGTAAACGTCCAAATGGCAGCATAGGATTTAACAATTTTGATATCCAGACCACCGATGAACACCCAACCATAAAAAGATGTGTTGAATTGTCGAATGAATTATATCCAAACATGACGGAGGTAGTTTTACTCAGCATTTCAGAAATTTCAGCCGAAGATTGGAACGTCTTTATATCTGAACAGTAATGAAGACAGTTAATTCAAACCTTAAAAGTCTAAAGTTATGACACCAAAACAAAAAGCAAAAGAACTTGCATTAACATTCTGCTCCCCTTCCGATGTTGTCAAGCCAAATATTGCTAGCATAAGGAGTGCAATGAAATGTTGTGATGAAATTATGTCTGAAAATCACATGTTAGATGATTTTAAGATTGAGCTAACTGGTAAATTAGTAAGGCGATTTTATTATTGGGAGGAAGTAAAAGAAGAATTAAACAGCCTTAAAATATAAAACAATGACCGAAAAAGAAAAAGCACAAGAAATATTCAATCAGCATTACCTTGTTTTATTTGATTCTGATTCAGATAAAGGAGAGGAATGTTTGGTCAGTCTATTGGCTATTAAAGCATCGTTGGTGACCGTGAATCAAATTCTATCTTCATGCACTCAGGATGGATGTACTTATTATTGGACGGGAGTTAAACACGAACTTGAACAGCTATGAAAACAATCATTCTAGCAATCCTTTTAATCCCAATGGTCGGACTATCACAATCTGACCATGAAAGGTTCACAGAGCTGTTTAAAAAAGCAAATACAGCATTTAACCGACAAACAAATCAAAATAATAACTTAAATCTATTTAATATGTCAGACCCATTAAAAATACAAGGCAGAGTACTTGAAATCCTGGACCCAACATCAGGGGTATCAAAATCAGGTAAAGAGTGGAACAAGCAGGAGTTTGTTGTTGAAACAGAGGAACAGTATCCAAAGAATATTTGTTTTACCCTTTTTAACGCTAATACGGACTTTTTAAGCGGTGTTCAGGTCAATGATAAGGTAAGTGTACTATTTAGTGTTGAATCGCGTGAATTTAACGGCAAATGGTATCACAACATCAATGCTTTTAATGTCAAGAAAGAAGAAGTGGTTGACCAAGAACAAGAATTTATGAAGAATCCATTTCTGTCCAAAGATCAAAAAGATGCAATATCGGCATACGAGCCAGAACCTAAAGGTCAGTCAGAGCCGGATGTGATTGATGAACCCGACGACCTTCCATTTTAATAGATCAAATCCTAAAACACAAAAACATGTTACAACTATCATTAAATTCAGAAAATGGGAACAGTGGTCAAGCACAGATGTACATTGACTATTCCGAAGGAAGTATTGGCTTTACGGTCGTACACCAAGACAAACAATTTGATTTTACGATGGAGGAAGAAGAATGGGAACAGTTTAAATCGTTCATCGAACAATCAATGAAGCGTGATGTCGATACACAGACAATAAGCGGTGACCCTTATAGAAATATGGCTATTAAAGTTTCTAAGCTTTGACCATGGGAAAGCCTATCTTTACACAGAATCAACGAAACTCATGGATGATTCCTGAGTTGGAAGTTGCAAAACTAAAATTCAAACGTGAAATTGACAATAGTCTTTTAGGTAAGTTGATGAGAAGAGTCATCAAATGGTTGAGCGGTAAATTGCAACGATAAAAAATAACTGTTATGCAATGAATAAGTATGAAAAAATAGCATATAGAAAATCACTAGCTCATACACCAGCCTATAGGCTGGTGTATGAGTTCAAGCATACACATTACAGAAAATTCACCATAGAGAAGAAGTTTTGTTTCTTGCCCACTATCGTAGATGGTCGTTTCTTGTGGTTTGGTTATTGTTTCGTATTGAAAGGGTTTAGAAGTATGAACCCTTTTGAAGATAACTATAATCGCTGTGAATATAAAGAGAAGTGCAATATCATTATAAGGTCTAAAGATATTTCAACACTTAATTTATACACAAAATGCCCATACTGCAAGGGTCGTGGACTACGTGGAGGAGAAACTAATACAGTAAATTGTGGATCATGCAATGGAACAGGCAAATTAAATACAGACTTGGGATATCAAATATTATATAAGTGATAAAAAATAATTTTCAATAGAAAATATCTATGTTGTAAAAAGTTTTTCATATATTTGGGGTATGAGAACACCGGATGCAAACATAGATATCAAGAAACTATCTTCCAACAGCGGTTGGACATTTGGTGTACTCATGTCAAAACATTTAACCCTCAACATTGATTTGTTGGGGGTTTTTTGCTTGTATTTGTACGTTCAAATAGACTCGCTGGGTACAAGCATTTAAAAAGGTGTGATCAGAGGGAGATAGCATAACACCGTGTCAGAACGAAAGAAGGATGACAGCTATCACGGCACAGTACAGCCGTATAAGCCTTCGACCTTGTTTAATCCTGTAAAGACAAGGGCCTGATGACTGCTGGGAGCTCAACGGAGCATAGTAAGAATAAGGCATGGTTCACTAGGACGAACTATGCCCTTTAACCACCGAGAGTCTTACATAGCATGGGTAAGTTTGTTAGATAATCAATAATTAATTAGAGAATAATATTAAATATTTTTAGGTCGAAAAATTAAACTTTGACCATCAAAATTAAAGGCTGAAATTATCAGTCTTTTTTTTGTGTTGCATAATAGGGAAAATCTATCTAAATTTGACTATCAATTGATTTAGTTTATAATTAACACATTGCAAACCTTTTTAAACGATGGAATGGACACCGGATAAAGTCGCACACTACAGAAAGTCATTTAATTGGTCACGAACAGGATTGATTTTGGGATTCGTTCCAATATTGGCTTTTACACTAGCTGGTCGTTTTAGCTTATGGCTAATCTTATTTCTGTTATCAGGTGCTTTTTTGATACTTTGTCTTGGAGCGGCAAAAGAGATCATCTACGATAAATGGATGGGAAAAGGACAGGCTGAGTGGCTAGACATGAAAGCTAACCTTATAGGTGCTTGGGATGGTCTGACCAGAATAAAAAAGAGGCATTAAAATAACACATGGGAGTAGAATTAAGAGCAGGGAAAGTATTTGATGATTTACATCAAGCATATCTTTCTAAAAAGTATGATGGTTATGTTTTGTCTGGCGGATCGAGGTCAGGTAAAAGCTACGCTATTATACAATTCATATTATTATATTGCCAATACAACGCTAAAAAGAATAAAGACGTACTGATTGCCCGTCAACAATACTCCGACCTGAAAAAAACAATCATGAAGGACTTCTTTAACATACTTAAAGAGTATGGGATGTATAAAGAAGAAAACCACGTTAAATCTCATCCACAGCAATACAAACATTACAATACCACAATCTACTTTTCAGGTCTAGATTCTGGTGGGGCGCACGGGGAGGCTCATGATGTAGTTTGGATTAACGAGGCATTTGAAGCTGACTTGGATGCTTTTAGGCAGTTAAATCAACGATTGAATGAGTTTTTCATAATGGACTATAACCCATGTTTTACTGAACACTGGATTATTGATACCATTCTTTCACGGCCAAAGATTTACAAATCTCATTCTACCATGCTGGATAATCCATTCCTGCCCCAAAGGATTATTGATGAGATTAAAGCTTATGACCCATCTAATCCACGTAATATAGCAAATGGTACTGCTGATGATTTTATGTGGCAGGTTTACGGGCTTGGTATTGGGGCGCAGCCGGAGGGGGTAATTTTCAAATATGTTGATTGGATTGATGAGTTCCCACAGAATTTAGATTATTGGTATGGTCTTGATTTCGGCTATATTTCAGACCCCACAGCCCTTGTAAAGACAGCAATATATGGCAAAGATTTGTTTCTGGAAGAGAAATGTTATGAGCCTATAGACAGCCCACAGGCTATCTCTGAAATGCTAGATGGAATAGGAATAGAACGTTACTTGCCTATCATTGCTGATTCGTCCGATAAGTATGTTTCAGCGACCAAAGGAGGCATGGAGATGGTCAAAGACTTGAAGCGGCTAGGCTGGAATATCGATAAGGTACGTAAAACACAAGATATTGTGTATTGGATAAATAAGATGAAAGAATTTAGAATACACATTGTTAGGACGGTAAGAAAAGCAAACGGAGAAATTGACAAATCTAATTTCCTAAAAGAGCAACAACAATATAGATGGCGGTCGGTAAATGGTATCCAGATTAATCAGCCTATTGATAAATATAATCATTTATTTGACGCTTCACGCTATAGCATAATGAAGAATAAAGCCATGAAACGACAAAGAATCCTATGACAAAAAAAGTTCAAATCCATCAGTTTGACCCTGTAATATATCCTATTAATCTTTGGGTTATGATATCAGATGACCTTGACGAGATAGCTAACAATTTTATAGAAAGTTCAAATCATAGCAGGATAGACCTGTCAGAACTAAAAAGCTTCACTGATGCTTTTGTTTGTTCTGATATAATGCTATCGAGAACTAAAGACTATGGAATATTGATTGTGTTTAAGAACAAAAAAGCATGCAGTCTAACTACTATAGCACATGAAGCCACACATGCAGCCAGATATATTTGGGAGCATTTATGTGAAGACAAGATAGGGATGGAGGCTGATGCTTATTTAGTAGAATGGATAGTAAAAAGCATTCTGGAAGTTAAAAACAATCAGTTTAATAAATAAAATCTATTGATATAGCATATTATATAGAAAATATCTATAAATTTGTTTTATATTTATGGTCATGATACGCAAAAGCGTTGGTGACAAATTAATTACTTCAAACACTTAAAAAAGTGATTGACAATTTAGAAGAAAAATACTTAACACCTGACGAGCGAATAAAGTGGGCTAGGGAATATAACAACAAGTTAATGCTCCATGTTCATGGAATTGGCTTAGAGCAAGCTTTGTCTGATATTAATGGATATGAAAACGAAACGCAAAAAAAGGCTCGTGACAAATTTGCTATCTCAAATAAGTTTATCACCGACCGACTTTTAAGACCTACCGATAGTGTTTTTTCTGCAAAAGGGGGATATAAGAAATATGTCTTTGATACCAATGCGGAAGTCGCTGAGAAAAAATTTGTGATGAACTTGATTGACGTTTATTCGGGTTACAACCTTTCACAATATATTCACAGGGTTTGGTTTGATAAGTATATCGTTGACCCAAACGGGTTAATATTCATGGAAGTATCGGACGATGCTAATGAGATATATCCTGCTTATAAATCTATCCAGTCTATTCGCAATTACAAACAAGACGGGATTAAGGTTGATTGGGTAATATTTGAGCCTGACGAGTACTTGTTTGATGAAGACCCTAAAAAGAAAGACCCTAAAGCTGAAATGTTTTGGGCGGTCGATGAAACGGCTTATTATCGTTGCATAAAAGACAAAGAGGGTGTTCGTGTGCTAAGTGAAAGAGGACATAACTTCGGGGCTGTTCCTGCTACCCTATGCTCAGATGTTGAAGACCCTGTTTCGGGATGGAAAAAATCACCTATTGATGCACAGGTCGAGCTTTTAAATAAGTTCATGACCGACAATTCAGTTCTTAATATCGTTGAGTTCTTTCATTGTTATCCCAGGGCATGGGAGCTTGTTAGTGATTGCCGAAGATGTAATGGAACAGGTCAAATCCAAGGTGGTGAACTCAGGCGTGATGGAACATTAGATACAACTTGTCCTGTGTGTCATGGTAATGGGCTACAGGAATCTAAGGATGTAACTGATGTTATTCGGGTAACTGTTCCGGCAGATAAAGAAGAACACCTGATCACAAACCCCGGTGGATATATCGAAGCTCCGAGCGAATCATGGAACTTACAAACGAAATCCGTTGACCGGACTTGGAATATTATCATGTTTAGCCATTGGGGTACATCTTTGGAATATGGGTCGAACGAAGGTAGCCAATATGCTACTGCAACCGGACGTTTTATCGATACACAACCTGTTAACAATAAATTAAACAGATACACAGAATCAGTTCAATTAATCCACAATTCAATAGCAAGTATTTACGGTAAATTTTATTTCCCTGAAACATTTGTTAAATCAGACGTGGTTTATGGTCGTAGGTATTTAATTGAAACGCCTGACCAACTTAAGAAGTCTTATTCTGACTTAGTGACCGTATCCAATAACAGCATTATGGCTGATATTATTTGGGAACAATACCTTGAAAGTGAATTTAGGGATAATGATCAAATGTACGCATATAATAAGAAGTTAAGCGCATTAGACCCGTTCCCACACCTAAAGATATCTGATATACAAGAATTAGGAATGACAAACGAATTACATAAAAAGTTATTCGTAACTGACTATAAAAACTCGCGGAGTACTCAGTTTATAATTGAGACTCCGATTGAGGACTTACGCAAAGATTACAGTGATTTTATTAATGAAAAATTAGCAAAATGAATGGACAATTGAAAACTTACGAAAAGTACTACCTTAAGAAAGACTACAATTCGGGTCGGGTTACAGTCGATGACAAGGGAGAACCAGTATTGGGTGAACTTATTCGTACTTGCAGGTTGCAAGAACAGCATGTTAAAGTGTTGAACAAGGGGTGGCAAGAATCCGGTATTTATTACGCCTTGCAGAAACCCAAGAAAGAAGAACCGAAAAAAGAGGTTGAAAAGGTCGAAGAAGTAAAAGAAGTGAAAGCGACTGCCCAACCTAAAGAAGAAGCTCCTTCACTTGATGAACTTAGGAAAGAGGCTAAAGAGCTTGGGGTTAAAAATACCCACGTAATGAAAGAAGAAAAATTGATCGAAAAAATTAACGAAGCAAAAAAGTAATTAACTATGGCAATTAGTCAAGCAGATTTAAAAGTTATTTCAACGGTGTTTGGAAAACCATTGGATGAACTAAGCGGTGCTTTATCATCAGAAGAAGAAGTGTCGCTTGACTTGCGCTTATCAGGTAAAATATTATCTGATGAAGAACAAAAGAACCTACGCGAATCAGCTATCAAACAAGGCAAAGAGATAGGATACAAAGAGATAGCTAAAGGACTAGAACTTGAACTTGATGCAGGAGAAAAAGAACCATCTGTTATTGCAGATAAATTTAAAACGAACCTATCAAAGTTATTTGAAGAAAAGTATAAAACACAGACCCCAACGGACGAACTTATATCACAGGCACAAAAGGCAAAAGAGTGGGAGGAAAAATACACCAAGCTTTTTGATACGCATAAGGAAGTCAAAGGGGAAGTAGACGAGTGGAAAACAAAATACACTCAGAAAGAACAAGCGATCAAGGAGGAAGCCTTGAACAATAAGATTCTTAGCTCGCTTCCAAAGGATATTTCGATGGACAAGGGTGATGCTTTACTTATTATCAAAAACAACCTGTTATTTGAAGAAAATGACGGTAAAATGATAATTAAAAAAGGAGACAAAGCATTTACTGACCCTGTAGGAGAACCGGAATCACTTGAAAATGTAATTCGTTCTTTCACCGAACAAAAGGGATGGATTAAGAAAGAAGGTGGAATGGGTGGCGGTGACCGTGGAGGCAATAACTCTTACAAAAGAGGTCTAACAGCCGAGCAAGCACATAAATACCTGATTGAAAAAGGTATTCAGCCAACATCACCGGAAGGGTTGAAGTTATTCAGAGAATTGCAACAAAAATAACTGGTAGTTATTGATCAAAAAAATATGAGTGGTACTCAAAACAAAAAAGTTTCATAAGTATTAATTTCTAAATTTTAAAAAAAATGGCAAATTTCACACCAACAAATCTTTTGCAGGCAATTTCTAAAGTGTCTGAAAGGTATCTATCTGGTGAATGGAGGACGCCTAATACTGCGGCTTTGAGTACCGCATATTTGGGTGAAAAGACAATGCCTTCATTGTCAGAGTTGAGAACACGGGAAGACCGTGCTACTTATTATGACTTTCCTATTCGGAAAGCTGATGCAGGGGCTACTGAGCGGTTGTATAACCATAGTGGCGGTCGGACTGATTCATTGAGAACTCAATTAACATGGCAGACCTTTGTTGATACTTTCTCAATCTCTGAAAAGCAGTTAGATAATAACACCATGTCTTTTGATGAGGCTTTTGCTTACGGTGTTAAAAACTGCGTGTACAACAACTTGAACAAAGCTGACATCTGGTATATCGCACAGCTTTTGGCAAATGCAACACAGATCAATTACGGTGGTATTCGTGGAACATTCAACGTAACTGATGATGTGATGGAGATTAACGCTGACCAGAAAGATTATTGGAAAGAGCAAATCGAAGCCAACATGAACAACAATGACTTCATGTCTGAATTGTTGATTATCGCTGACTCCCTTTCTCATGCCGATATGGTTCGTTCCTTGAATCAAGGTAATGCCAACGCTACAAACTTGGCTTATCAGTTTGGTTCAGGAAGTCTTGTTAAAACCTCTCGTACCCTGTATTCAGGATACAATGGTTCTGCGATTGCTGTTCCGATGGACTTAGCAGGTGTATTCCCGTGGATTCCGAAACAAAACCGGAAACCTTTGGATGAAAACAAAGCAATGAGCTATAATGGTGACCAAGGCGTTATCCAAGTTCCCGTTCTGGACGATAAAGGCAATGTGGCCTATACTGTTGATGCAGGTATCCACATGTATGCTCAACGTGCTGATACTTCTGCTTCTAATGGAAGCAAACAAGACCGTGCGATCTTCGTTGAAATCTCTTGGGATATGGCTTTCTTAGCCGCTCCTGTTTCTTCCTTCCGTGCTGTTGACACATGGGCTGGTAAGGCTGATTCTGTGGTTTACGGTTATGGACTGTTATCATCTTAATAAGTAATAATATGAAAAAGTTAATATTGCTTATTTCAATTGTGCTGGCGGTAACAGTTACCGTAAATGCACAGCGTGTTTACACTTTAGATGTTGACACTTTGCAAGGTGCTGAAACAGTCAATTTTGAGGCTATTTCAAGTTCATTGGCCGGAACTATTGCTATTCAGGCGTTATGTACTGAGACTGGTGGAACATCTGACGGAACGCTTGTATTACAAGGGTCAGTCGATGGCACTAGTTATGTCACATTAACTGAAACTTCTGGACTATTTACTTTCTATCCAAACGACACCCTTACTATTACGGATGGTGCTGTTTTGCAGGTAGTAGTTCAAGATAGCCCATTTGCCTATTATCGGGTTCAGGGCGCTGGAACAGCTAGTGATTCAACTCAGGTAGCAATCAAATACATTCCGAAGAAGTGATAAGGATTGATAAAATACAGACTGAATTATTTGGTGGGGTCGGGTTTCGCAACTCCGACCTCACCGGATATGATATTGTTGATGAAACAAACGAAGGGTCTAGTTCTGGACTTTACTTTCAGGACGGGTCTGAACTTGTTACCATAAAAAACATCAAGGATTGTCAGGAAAACCCCGACATTACCAATGAGCAGTTTAATAATTTGCTCGAAAGAATGCAAAAATCAGTGGTACTTGATGTTTGCAACAAGGTGATTAATGGTCAGTCTGATTTTATTAGTAGTCTTAATCTTTTCCCATCTGAAAAGTCATTCGATGCAACACTAGAACAGAGGGGTAAGTTTGTAGGATTTGAGATACAGCCGTTAAACAGTGGGATGTCCTGTAAAATTCCGTGGGTTGAACTAGCGTTTGATGAAGAAGTTACATTTAACATCTATTTGTATAACTCTAATCTTCCAAAGACTCCTATCCAGACGAAAGAAGTAACCACCACAGCAGGAGAATCTAAGATTATATCCCTTGATTGGGTCATAGCCGATGACCTAACCTATAAAGGTGGCAAATTCTATCTTGGATATTTTGATAATGATCTTGGTATAGCCAAATCATACAGAAAAGACCACGATGCCGCAAACATTAGGGTAAATACTCCTTACTTCTATGTAGAGCCTGTCAGTATGTTTAATACAGGAACTATCATTGATGTAGAAAGTCAGGTGTATGAATCTGAAACTTACGGCTTGAACATTGGTCTTGATGTATTTAGCGATTATACTGAAATCATTTTGAGAAATAAATCATTGTTCTGGAATCCAATTCAGCTTCAAATGCACGAACGGGTCTTAATGATGATCAAGTACAGTACGAGAAGCAATTTGACTGAAAGAATAGGGAAAGAAAACATTAAAATGGTTGACTTTGAGCTTTATGGGAATAAGGAACTTGGGATTTCAGGCGTTCAGGACAAACTTAATAAGGCTGTCGGAACACTTCGCAAGTCTTTATTCTATAAACCAAGAATAAGCATAGGAACATTATCATGACAGTATATTCAAAATCTAATCCAATTGGTCTTGATAAGAGTCTTTTGAAGATTCAAGAAAAGATTAATGAAATCGGATGGTCAAATATTTCTGTTTATGGTCGATTGTATGTGAATCAACGTGAAGGCAAAAAGATAGCAGAAGCTTATTCAGGGGCGAATGAATACAAAGAAATTCTACTTGATGATAGCAAAAACGCTGTGTTTGGCTTTTTTATTGACGACACAAGGGTTGGACTTAATATGATTCGTGTTCCTGTTGAGCTTGTTTGCTCGTGCAACCTAAGCAAGTTATATGATTCTACAGAACGAAAAGATGAAGAAGCATTAATGGCAGTTCATAAAATCATCAAAAGGATAACTAAGATTGTCCATGAGAAGAATATAAGAACAGGGCTTGACAATGTTTTCAGACGTATTTCGATTGATAGTTTCAGAAACAGGGATATGCACCCGTGGTTTAATTTTTCGATTGAGTTCGATGTAGTATATAAAAATGAAACATAAAAAATTATAAAAAAAATGACAGTAGCTAAAGTTATTTCAGCAAGCTTTGGAAACCTCGGAACAAAAGGTACACGTCAGGATAACGAGATGGTAGCCATTGATGGTATTATCCTTGTCACTGATGCTTTTGCTCATTCCATTGCAGACCTCGCAGATGAGGCAACATGGACTGCCGATATTCGGGCAAAAAATGTATTCCCCATGAACTTTGTGGACAATTATGAAGATCAGTCTTCTGAGGACACAATCTATGAAGCTCCTTCCGGCAAGCGCAAACTATTAAAGCGTGGGAAAACACGACTGATGTTTAGCTTGGATATTCCATTGTCTGTTCACCGGACATTGCACCGTTACTTCAATAACGCTAATTTGCGCTATTTGCCTGTTCGTGACGGACAAATCTGTTTCTACAACGACAGTGGAACAGCCAGAGGATTTAAAACCTCTATGATCAATATGGGTCGAATGACCGAAGTTCCGGCTGATGGTTCTACTCCTGCCTTTACTCCATTGTATCTTGACATGGATAATTACCGTGAGTGGGATATGTACGGTGATTTCTTGAATCCTGAATGGAATGTCGGTGACCTTGAATCATTGGTTGACGTTGACCTTGAAGTGGTGGGAACACCAACTGACAGTGAAATTGTTATCCGTGTGTTTGGGTCAGACGGTTATCAGGCTGATGGTACACCGAATAAAATCGGTATTAAAGGTATTGAAGAAGACGATTGGGCTAGCACAGCAGGTGCATGGACTGCATCGTCTGGATATACCGACAATGAAGACGGTACTTATACCTTTGGTTCATCCGCAGCATTTAGCACAGGAACTATCAACTTGAAAGCTCCTTCTGCTATGGTTTCTGATGGTCTGTTGATCGAATCTACCGGAGCAGCTACGGTAACTATTGCATAAAGTAACTATTGGGATGCAGGGTTAAACTTGCATCCCTCTTATACTTTTCAGGTATGAATTTGTACGACCTTCAAAACAATCTATTAGCTATTGACCCGTGGGAATTGTTACGGCCGATACTTGAAAAGCATTTTCCTGAGATTGAACAGTTAAATAGAAATCAGTTAAGCAAGGGGGAAAGAGCTGATGAATCAGTAATGCCGGACTATCGAAGTATGGAGTATGCTGATTTCAAAGATCAATACATTCCGACTTACAATATTTTTCCAACGACTGACCTTAGATATACCGGAGATTTCTATAATGCACTGAAAGTAGGCTTTAGTACTTATGGTCTGTCATTTGAATCTTTAGACGATAAAGCAGATCAGTTAGAAAGAAAGTATGGTTCAGCAATTTACGGACTAAATCAAGCATCTAAAGTCAAGTTGATAGCAATGATTAACCAAGAATTTAAACAAGCATTAAAAAGCGCAATACTGAAACGATGAACTTAAAAGAACTATCACTATCAGATTTAAAAGTGCTTGCAGAAACACTTGAATCGAAGTATTACGAATGTTGGAAAGTTGTTCTTGATGATCAGAAACCAGAAGTTGATCAGGAATTACGTGACAAAATTGAAGCAAAGCATTCAGAAGTTATATTGGAAGTAAATACAAGAATTGAAAACTTTATCAACCAATGAAAAACATGAAACTAAACGGACACGAGCTAGAAAGCAGGTATATATCAATGATAATTCTGCTTAGAAGGTACAGAAAAAATACTTTCTGGAATCGGATAGCACGGTTTATTCTTAAAAGGAAGTTAGAACAATACAAAGTTGATTTGACTGGCCGACTGAGAAGGTTAGATAACTCATATAAGAATGGGTTGATTTCAAAAGCAGCCTATTTGATTTGGAAACGAATGATAAATGAAGCATTATGATTAATTTGAAATTACAAAACATCGAGCATGTCAAAATTCTCGCAAAAGAAGCAGCCCAAAGAACAAGAGAAGATCAAAAAGTCTATCCTGCAAGAGAGCATGGATATAAAATCTTCCGATTCCTTCCAGCAAAGCAGTACAAAGGTTCAAACTTTATCCTTGTACGATACACCAAAGAAACTGCAAGTGGAGTTGTTTTACGAGATAATGGAAACAAGGGAGTTAAAACTTCTGATGGTCAACCCAAAGGAGGAGCTAAGCGAAAAGCAAAACCAAGAGTTAAGCCTAAGACTGATTGACGTATGGTTTGACCTTCAAGAGTTCTACTATTCGCATACAAATAAGCAATCGTTCGACCGCTTTAAAGACAGTTTAAGACGGGTCATTCAATTAGAGAACGAAATAACTACTTGTATTGCGGCTTTAGAATTGGTTAAGTTAGAATCAGCTGATGAATCGATCTTTGAAGTATTAAAGAAGTTTGGAATCAACACTCAGGATGCAGGTAAAATTCACAAAGCAATTCTAAGGAAAAAGACCAAGCTTGAATTTGCCAAGAATAAACTAGACAACAAAAGCTCAGACACAGACAAAAAAGAGGTAGCAAGCTTCTATAAATTACTTGCAGGTGTTGAACGACAATTAAACAGACAACTAAACATACAGGAAATTAACCTTGAAAGATGGGTTGCTTACTTAGAGGACATTCGTGAGAAATCAGAAGCCGAAAAGAAAGCTGCAAGTAAAACAAAATCTAAAAGAAGAAAGTAATGTCTGGCGAACTAAGGAAAGATGAAATAATTCAGGAAAAAGAGATAATTGAGGCTCTTAAAAATATTGCGAGTGCTGTTCAGCCAATTGTGGAAGGATTTAAGCAACTCACAATTGAAGGTGATAAGATGGCCAAATCAATTGGCGGCACTAAGAACCTAAAAGATATTGTTCAGATTTCCAAACTACAAGCTCAGGCAGCGGCAAATTTAGCTCGTGAAAAGAAGGCTTTGATTGATGTTGAAAATAAAGTTCTTCAGCAAATGAAGCTAGAAGCTCAGGTTAGGGATAATGAGTTACGGGTTATAAAAAGACAGCTAGAGTTACTTGTAAAAGAACAACAAGTAAAGCAGTCAAAGATAGCAACTGACACAAAAGTTGTTAATCAGATGAAAGCTGAACAAGACCTGATAAATAAAGAAACACAGGCCAGAATTAAGAATAACCAATTAATTGTATCGGAGGAACGTGCAAAACAATCTAAAATAAGAACCGACAGGCTAGAACAGCAAAGTACTGAAAAAACTGTAAAATCAAAACGTGGATTAGCTACTGTTTTTAATGGATTGATTAAATCTATTGGGGTTTATGCAGCCGCTATGTTTGCATTAAATCGCATTGTTCAGTTTTTCACTCGTGACCTGCTTGATATGACTAAGAAGCTTGATTCATTGGATTTTTCAATGAAGACAGTTCTTAAAAGTCAAGAGGAGTTTGCCGAAACACAATTATTCCTTAGAGATACAGCGGTAGCTTACGGTCAGGATATTCTAACACTCACCGAGAGGTATATTAAATTCCGTGCAGCCGCTCAGCAGTCTAACATGACTGTTAGAGATACGATGCAAATATTCAATTCAACTGCAAAAGCTGCATCGGTACTAGGACTTAAAACAGACGAAGTTAACGGGGTATTCCTTGCTTTGGAGCAGATGATTAGTAAAGGGAAGGTAACCACAGAAGAACTTCGGAGGCAGTTAGGTGAACGTCTTCCCGGTGCTTTTGGTATTATGGCTGATGCTATGGGCGTTCCAATTTCTCAGCTTGACAAAATGCTCAAAGCAGGCGAGATTATTTCGACAGAAGCCTTGCCTAAATTTGCAATAGCATTGGAAGAGGCTTACGGAATTAAAGCTGTTGAAACAGTTGATACCTTAGCAGCAGCACAAGGACGGTTAAGGACTTCATGGGTTCAATTTGTACAAGCTTTAGAGGCAGGTGATACTTACAAATCAGTCCTTAATTTCTTATCACAGGCTATTATTCAGGCTGATCTTGTGTTAAATAACCTATCGTTGGTTTATACTCGCACTTCGCAGCTAACACAAGATCAAGTTACTAGGAGTTTTGACTTTCTTTTACGCCTTAACAGTCGCAAGGCAAGGGAATTTCAAGTTGTAATTCAGAAGTATGGCGATGCAAGCGTTGAACATCTGAAAGAAAATGCAAAGCAGATTGTAACTGAGATAAATGAGGTTTACAGAATATCGATGCACGATGCTTTGTTACTTTACAGTGAATTAGTCCGAAGAACCGAAAACCAATTTAATGAAATTGAGAAAAGGCAAATAACCCCGTTTGACCTGAACGCATTTAAAGAAACGATTGACTCAGCAGAAGAAGAATATAAAAGCTTAGGAATAATTCAAGATGCTGAATTAAAAAGACAAGCAGTTGAAAGTGCAGCATTTTATAAAGATAATCAGCAGACATATAAGGAATTTATTCAGAATCAAATAAAACAATTAGAGTCTCAGACTAAAGCTGCTGAAAACTTATACATCATAGAACAGTCGATGTATGATGATACAATTACGGCAGGGAAAGAAGTAACAAAAGAGCAAAGGCAAAACCTACAAACAAGGCTTACAAACTATCAAAACTATGTTCAGGCAAGTATATTACTGAGGCAAAAGCTAGAAGAAAAAGGAACTGGCACCAAGAAGGATGATTCACTTAAAAGGCAACAAGAACGTCAAAAAGCTGAATTAGAGGCAGTAAAACAAGGTCAACAACGATTGCTTCAAAATGATGAATTAACAGAAGATCAAAGGCGGCAAGCTGAGTTTGACAATGAACAGGAATTGCTTCAAATGCAGATGAGGTTCATTGATGAGAATCTTAAGCTTGTCGAAAAAGGCTCGTTGGATGAACTTAAATTGATTACTGATAAGGCTGAGTTAAGGACTAAGATTGAAGAAAACCTTACTGATAGATTAATTGATGAGGAAAAGATACGTCAAAAAAGATTAGAAGAACAACGTAAGAAAGACAGGGATTCAGAGATAGCCGGACTAATCGAAATTGCAAACGAACAACGTGTTCAATTGACAAAAAGGTATAGCGATGAATTAGCGGAAAGAAGGAATAAAAAAGCTGCTGTTCGTGCATTAGAAATAAAAGAAGGTATAGAGCTTTTGCAGATAGAATACAAATATCAGCAAGGCATAATCGATAGTCAAATACAGACTGACGAGAAAAAAGAGGAAGCAAGACAAAAGCAAAAAGAACTTGAAGAAAGACTATATGTTTTCCAACGTGACGGGACTATTGAAGTCGAAAACATAAAAAGGCAACAAATACAAGATACTTTATCTTTTATTGGTGAATCTGCTGGTCAAGCTTTTTCGGCATTGTCAAACATATATGCAGGTCAACTTCAAGGAATTGAAGATCAATATAAAATGGAAGTTGCACTAGCAGGGAATAGTGCAGAAGAACGAATCTTAGCTGAAAGAAAATATGATAAAGAAAAAGCGAAGATTCAACGCAAACAAGCCATTGCTGAAAAGGCTCAGACTGCATTGTCTATTGCGTTAAATACGGCTGCTGCTATCATAAGTATATGGGCGCAAGTTCCAAAGTTTGATTTCGGTATTTCGGCAGGTGCTTTAACTGCAATAGTAGCAAGTCTTGGGGCAGCGCAATTAGCTACGGTATTAGCTCAAAAGATTCCGGCATTTGAAAAAGGTACTGACAGCGCACCGTCAACATTTATCGCAGGGGAAAAAGGTTCAGAGGCAATTATTACACCCAAAGGGGGTGTAATGTTAACACCGAATAAAGCTACATTGTATGATGATAAATCATTGATTGGGTCAACCATTTTGCCACACGATGAAACTCAAAGAATGTTAGCAAATTATGCGGTCAATCACACCTATGATATGGTTGATATGACAGATACAAATAAGCATTTGAGAAAGTTGGTTCGTAACACTTCATCGTCTGACCAAGTTAGAGTTGAGGGTAAATATAGAATTGTTAAACGTGGGTCAATAACTACAAAATATGCTATTAGCTAATTACAACGTACTTGAAGTACACGACAGTTTAAGTAAACGAAGGTGGGATATCTCAGACAATCCTAGTGCGTTTATCATTAATTTCCTTACGGGGTATGTTCCGGCACTTCAATTTATTGTTGACGATGCAAGCACAGCCTCTTTTGAGTTATTGGACGAGAATGATAATGTAGTCAGTGGGTCAGAGACTAACTTTACCATTGAATCAGCTTCGGGGTATAAAAGGCTAATCCATTTACACGAACAATTGACCGGAAAAGATGAAGGTTACTATTCGTTTAAGATAACCATTGATTCCGATGTTTACTATTCTGATATGTTTTGTTGGCGTGATGATCTAAGTGGCTTTTTAAAGGTCAAAGCTTACGATTTAGGCGACTTCTATCTAGGTGAGGCAGATTATAGGCTGAACATGGAGAACTTCGTTTATGAGTGCTATGTATCGGCTGAATATCAAAGAATGGAACTTAACCTACCCGAAGAAGGGGAAGAAGTAGTTGGGGTCACAAAAACAACTTATGGAAGCCGGACACTGACAAGGGTATTTCAGTTGGACTTTCACGAATATTTATTTGTGTTTATGTCAGGTCTTCGGATTCTATCAGCAAATGGAATGGTTCAATTCTCGTGGGATAATAAGGATTACAACGCTCATGATATTACCGTAGACATTGAGGATGACCCTGTAGAAGGTGATATTTATATAATCCTACTTAAATTCAAAGTGATGGGCGAAACCTTATCTGTTTGCAATGCTTTGTAGGTCAAAGACACATAATTCAAAAAATACATCTATCTTAGTAGATAATATCTATATAATTAGTAATTTTGATAGAAAATATCTATCTATTGGGAAACTACAAAACATATATCGATTTAAATGATGAGGACGGATTCTTTGAAGTGTTTCCCGTTAAAATCTCGCCTTTCAAAAAACCACTTGAAAAGACAGAGTTTTTCAGACGCTATCAATGGGGTGACATTACTTTTAAAAACCTACCTGCAAAGCATCGGATAGAATCAGCAAAAGCTACGCCTGACCCGTTATTGTTAAAAGCCTATAGTGTTTATGATCAAATAAAAGGGGCTTTGCGTACAACCGAAATGAGAATTAGACTTGTTTCGGGTGATGTTACAATCAATGGGTACTTTGGGGATATTGACGGAGAGTATAAAGACGACCCCGTTACCAAAACAATAGTCTTAACACCAACAGTACTAGACCAATACAGCGACTTCTTAGAAAACTATGAAACTCAGATTGATGTTATTGGTGCTGGTGGGTCTAATAAAATAATTAATGGTAAGTTTGAAAAATGGTTTGAAGGGTCAGACATTCAGCCTATCGGTTGGTTTTACAACCCATTGACCGGATTCATAAATTCAAAGAAAAGGTATTTGTTAGATAGTTGGATGGTAGGTTTAATTGCATCTGATGTCAATCATGAGTTTGGCCAAACAATAGAGGTAATAGAGGGTCAAAGTATTGATTTTTCATTTAACTATAACTTGGTTCAAAGGGTTGATGAATTATCACTTGTCGAACAATACAACATAGACATTCCGAACGTATTTGAAAGTAAAAAAGTATTTGTTGTCCTTAATGGCACGCAACAATTAAATGCTGATGGTAGTTGGGGGGCATTATCGAATGGCTTAGAATACAATGGGAACCTGCTTTCATTGCGAATATGGAGAAATGAATTAACGAAATTATTACCATTCAGCATATCAAGTCAAACAATACCTGAAAGCGGCACACTAAGGGTTTATTTTGATGACCGAGGATATGATGAGGTTATTGACTTAGGTTCGACATTGACCGCTCATACTTACACCGAACTACTCTTAGATAACGTTCGTTTAGTCACTTCAAACACTCAATATACAACTTTAGGCGTACCGATTTACAATGACTACCTAAAACAATACGAGGTATTTGTTCAGGCAAATGCTCCGTGGGTTAGGGCTAGTCCTAAAGTATCTGAATGGGATTTAGACGATGGTGATGTTGATTGGTTCTATCTCAATGTTGATGGGTCTTTCAAAGAAGATTTCATGGGTGCAGGGGTTGGACGTGCGGCTCCCCAAGTTCGTGGTGGGATAGACGGAATACCGGAAGGGGCTTTTCTTGGTGACTTACTAGAGCTATTCGATGACCCTCAAAACCCGTGGTACAAATGTCAGATAGCCAAAATATCAATATTCAGGTGTAACACAACTAGGATAAGGAGCAAATTAAGACGTAGAATCTATCTTACTCTGTCATTTGCAAGGGATGAGGCTTATTCTCCTGATGTCGATGGAGTGCCTACGCCACCACCTGGTACAGGATGGGTAAATAGTGGACAGGAAAACCCAACAAAAGGCGTTTTATGGTATCGAAAACCATTTAATGATGAAAACGACGATATTGAATGGGTCAGGGGTGATTTAGAAGTTCCCGGTGGAATTATTTCAGGCTTTCCAATTTACGCTAAGGTAACAACCGAACGAAACTATTCAGTTAGTGCTGAAAATTCACGAACATTTACCCGTGCTATTGAACTTCGCGAGGTTATTAAAACTTTATTTCGTCAGGTCAATCCCGTGTAC